GTCTCTTCCGTGACGTATGAGAAATTCTTATGCTTCTCAAATCGCAGACATCGGTCAAACTTATCTGCCATGTTGTCGCGGTGTGAGATGACGAATACGTTTGTCTTGTCATCAAACGTTTTTAGAATCCAACCAAGGTCACTATTGCCAGATTGGTCAAGAGACCCGTCAAAGATTTCATCTAGAATAAGGAGGTTAGTATCCACGCTATTCTTAAGTTTAGCAATGCTGCGCCAAGTAAGCAACAGAGCAATATCAATACGAGCTTTCTCTCCTTCGCTAAAACTTTCATAACTAAACTCATCACGATATCTAGATTTGATTACTTCAGAAAAACTTTCATCGAGCATGAAACTTGCTGAAAACTCCATCTTGTCCAGATACTCGTTGATGAGTTTATTCATCGTCGGGAGGTATTTTTTGATGATGCGCGTTTTGATTCCCGAATCTTTGAGAAGTTGCGTTGCTGTGGTGAGACAATCTTTCTCCTCTTTGGTTTCCGAGATGACTTTTTGGATTTCTTTACTTTGATTGTCGAGTGATTTAAGAATTGAAAACTGCTCCCGTTGACTGACATCCGTATCCCTAAGTTTTCTGATGTCTCGGTCCAAGTCCTCAATTCGCCTATGAAGTGAGTTAATGTCATTCTTTAATTGTCTATTCTTTGAATTGAGTTGATTGATTTCATCAATTAAAAGAATAAAGGTATTCTCTTGAGTTTGGAGGTTGGAAAGTTGTTGTCCCAAATCAGACATTGCTTTCTCCACCTCAGCAAGTTTATCCGAGAGAAGCGAGACCTTCTCATGTTTGAAATGCTCTTCGATACCTTGACCGCATGTTGGGCAAGAATCATTTTCTTCAAAGAATGATTTCTCTTTTGTGTATGAGTTTTGTTTAGTTGAGATTTTATTCTTGAGTGTTTCGACTTTAGCAATCGTCTTTTTAATCTTCTGCGTGTCTGAAATGGCAGAGCTCTTCTCGTCGATTTCCTTGTCGTTATTGAGTATCTCAGTTTCATAACCTAAAGCCTCAGTCAGGAATTGCTCCTTACGAGATTCTTTTTCCTGGATGTCTTCTTTATTCTTCTTTTCGATGTCGAGCATAAACTGCTTCTGCATGTCAATCTTCTCTTTGACGAGCGACAGTTTATATTCGTGGTCTTTTAATTCATCATTAATGTTTCTAATCTTGTCTTTCAGATTGACATTCATTGATGAGAAAATTTGAATGTCCAGAATGTCTTCAATGATATCTCTTCGTGCTGCCAGCGGCAACCTCATAAAAGGCACGAAGGTAGAGGACCCCAATACGACAATCTGTGTGAAAGATTTGTAATTCATTTTGAGAATGGTCTGCTCAAAATTTTTCTGCTGGTCAACAACAGACGAGTCTTGATTCAGTGCTACACCATTCTGCTTAACTTCAAATACCGCAGGTTTAATACCTCGCGTTACTTCATATTTATTCCTGCCGATGTTGAAGTTAAGATTGACAACACAATCTCCCATGTTGATAGAGTTAAGGAGTTGTGGTTTGTTAATCTTACGAAAAGGTTTTCCAAACAACGCGAAGGTAAGTGCGTCTAGGATTGTAGATTTACCTGCACCATTGGCACCAACAATGATAGTGCTCTTGTCTTGTGCCAGGTTGACTTCAGTAAACTGATTGCCTGTGCTGAGAAAGTTTTTCCACTTCAGGTTTTCAAAAATAATCATAAATCGTCGGGTGGCACTATCACGTCGTCTGGGGTTACCACTGTGTAGTGGTATCCTTTATCTTCGCATACTTTTGATGCAATGTCAATGTCCACCTCAACAACTGTCATCTCTGGCAGGTCTTGGTGGTCATCATGTTGCTCTAGTTGCATGAGGTATCTGTCGGCATCATCTTCCTCCTCAAAGAAAAAGATGACATGCTCACCCTCTTCTGATATTAGAGAATAGACTCCATCAGGTTGGTCCTTGAGGGTGATGAGAAACATTATACTACCTCACAACTCTCAATATATAGGGACCTCATGAGAGATTTTAGTTTATCTTTGTTGACTGCTAGGTCAACTTCATCGATGTATTCGTTGAGCAAAGTCAATGTATCTTTGACTTCTACATTATCATCGTCTTCCAAGAATGTGTCATTGACAAAGGTCTCAATGATTTTGACATCATGTGGTTTCTTGCAATAGACATTCTCCACAAACTTCTCAAACTCTTGGTAGTCTTTCTTGTCCTCTACTACAATCTTGACAAATGAATGCTTACACTTGTCGAGGTCAAACTCTAGATGTGACTCTGTAGTTTCGTTGTAGAAAACCTTTTGGAAAATCTCGTAGGGATTCTTGACTCTAGTAAGTTTGGTAGTGTCAGGATTCCAGAGATGAAATCCTCTTTCATCTTTGTAGTCATTCCAAAACATCTGATAAGGATTACCAAGATATTGGATGTTACCTTTCTTGGACTTGTGGTGGAAGTGACCTGAGAATACTTGCTTGAATTTAGAGAAAATCTTGGGGTCCATCCCGTGCTCCATTCTCATGCCAGGAGTAACTTCAAAACCATTCAACTCAAGGTGACCCATGCAAATTTCAGCGTCACTCTCTTCAATAACTTTGAATGTCTTCTCTCTATTCTCAGAATTAATCCAAGGCAACATAAGAATCTTTCGTCCCTCTACTGTAACCTCACGGGCAGTAGAGATAACATTAATGTTATGAAAACTATCGAGCAGCAGGTCAGGTGAGTTTACTTGATTAGTATTCTTGTAATACACACAGTGGTTGCCAAGAATCATGTGGACAGTAATACCCATGTCCTCAAGACGTTGGAAGTAATACTGTCGCACACGACTCCATACATTGAAGTCAATACCTTTACGGTTGTCGAATGTATCACCTAGGTCAATGATGCTCTTGATACCTTTCTTTTCCAGCGTGGGGAAGAAAACATCATCGTAAAACTTTTTGAAGTATTCCCAGAAAGCAACACTACCTTTTCTTCCGTCTAGGTGCTGGTCAGTGATAAGAGCAATCATCGTTTATATCTAATCTCAAGGGACTCTTTGATGCTATTCAAGTCGGAGGCACTACTACTATAACCTGCCATGTCACCAGTGTGACTATCTGTATGTAAAACTTCATCAAAACCAGACTTCTCTAGAATCTTTGCTTTGATTTCTAACTGTTTCTTTTCTTTAGAGATACGGCGAAGGAAAGCAAAGTAGATGATTTGAGTGAAGTATGCAAAAGGATTAGTAGACTTCTCTGGATTAAAGTTATGAATGTATTGTAAGCAGTTTTCAATACCGTCGCAAATCATGTCTTCTCTAAACATGTAGTTTACGAAGTTTGGTTTGTATGACAAGTGTGTTGCAATCTTGAGAAAGCACTCTCCAATGTAGGGAGGGACGCGAGGTTTGGGTTGCCCGTTTGCTTCTGCCTCGGCAACTTCTTTACGATAAACCATCAGAGCATCTAGGAAGTCTCTGTTGTTTACATAATTCTCTGTCTTTCTTCTTGCCATGGTCTTACTTATCCTTGTTTGTATTGTAACACCTTATTCAAGAAAATGCAAGGGACTTGACAAGACCTCTAAATCTCTGTATAATTAGCGATGTAGCGTTTCAAAGATTATTAGCTTCTTTTATAGAGTTCTTCTAAAGACTTACGGGCTTCTTTTACTGAGGACATATATCCTCTTTGGTGTTTGATATCTACTTTTGTTGTATCTTCAATCTCACCATTCTCCTTTTGTAAGAAGCGGGTGTAGAATTTTTGTATCTTTGTATCTAATTCTGTGATTGTAAGGATGTGGTCTTTCTTGATGATAAACATCTCATCATAAGTCGCTGCCATCCATGCATCAAAGGTAAACCCTTTCATGTTTGATTTACCTCTTTTCATTTCAATCACATTAACTAGGCGAGGATTCTCAATAATGAGAACGTCTTCATCGTTATCGTAAGAAACCTTAGCAACGATTTCTTCGCCTGACATTAATTTTATTGATGCATAGAATTCTTCTTCCATATTAGACGTTAATCTTAATTACTTCATAATTAAAGTTTTCTTCTTGGTAGATATTAATTCTATCTTCTAAATGCTTTAACGTATAATTTTTATTTGGTTTCTCAGAAATGTCGTCGGCAATATCATATAGTGTTGCTAAATCTTTTCCTTCACCTTTGCGTAGCACCCTTCCAATAGATTGAAGATTTCTTACTCTAGATTTAGAAGGTGATGCGAATACGACGTTATGCAAATTTCTAATGTTGATACCTGTGCTGAATGTGCCGTATGAGGCAATGATTACAGCGTCTTTTTCACGCTCAGTAATGCTTCTGATTTTTTCACGCTCTTCAGTATCTACTCCACCATAAACAAAGAAAACCTTTCGGGTTTCACCTATGCTCTTATTTATGCTCTCGTATAAAGGCAAACCATGTCTATCGACGTAGTTAAACAAGACTAGAGTGTTTCCATTCAAGTCCCTGACTAGGTTTTTAATCAGATTGTTTCTTTTCTTATGCTCCACAAGATAATCAATCTCATCTTGGTAAGTAAAGAATGTCTGAGGCTCATGCCGTAGTAATAGAATCTTAATCCTAAACTCTGCTAGGTGACCCTCTTTGATAAGTCTGTCAGTCTTGGTTACCTGAGCACAAGGACCAAACAATCCTTCTAGCACCCACTTGTGTGTAGCAGACCCATCAAGTGTGCCTGTAAAACCAAAACGATACTTTGCCTGGTGTAACTTTGTCATGATGCCAGTCAGTGACTTAGACTTAAACTGGTGTGCCTCGTCACCGATGACACATTCAAAGTCATCAAAGTATCTCTTGGGGAATTTGTAGATAGACTGCCAAGTTGAGATGACTACTTCTCTGTCAGTATTTTTATCTTTACCACCATATACTTTGTGGCAATACTCATCTACATCCCAACCATAGTCAGCAAAATCAGAATACATCTGCTCCACCAATGATGTAGTAGGCACAATGATAAGGATACGTTTCTGTTGTGCAACGTAGTAACGCACCAGAGAGTAAATCATTAGAGACTTACCAGATGCTGTAGGAGACAGTAGAAGTTTGCGGTGATTCTTTAGCGCCTCGTATACTGCTTTGTATTGATAGTCTCTTGGTTTGTGCTTAACACAAATCTTATTCATGAAATACTTGACACCCTCAAGAGAAACGAGTGGGTCTTTGTCATCTACATGACCGTAAAACTTATTGTCTTCAAAAGACAAGTCATAGTTTTTAATCGATGCCCATTCTCTGAGGTGCTCTGCTAGTCCACAATACAATTCACCAGTGCCAGGAGAATACAAACGAATCTTGCCATCCCACATTTTGTTGCGGTAGAGTGGCATGAATTTTGCATTAGGCACATCAAAGGTAAAGTAGTCAGACAACTCCATGTGGATAGCAGGCTCCGCATTGATGGTCATGAAGACCTCATTCTTTTTCTTGATTGAAATACTCATCTCAGTTTCCGTTAATAAACTTCTCCCACTCAATAGCGTTTTTAATTTGGAAACTTCTATTCGATACCATCTTCAAGACATTATCAAGATAGAAAAGCGCCTTGTTAATAAACTCTATCTTCATCTCAATGTTAATTAAATCCTCATCCGCTTCTAGATAGACTTTCATCTTCTCGGATGTTTTGATTGTTTGTCCAAAAGGTTTTTCCTTATAGACTTCAGGGTCTGCTTCTCCTTGGTAATACTCTCGTTTGTCTCTGACTTTAATTCTGTATTGAAACTCCAACGCACTCTTTTCCGTAGAGAAATCGTTGTAGTAGTTTAAGTATTTATTGTGTTGATAAGGGATGCCAAGAGACAACTGTGCTAGGTCTTCCGTGTATTGCTTGCTTTTAAACTGGAAGTCAACCTGTGAGTCTTCTTGCCATTGTGCTTTTACATTATCAAAGAGGGTTTTCAATTCAGCAAATTTCATAGTTTAGTATTCAAAGAGTTTCGTAATTCAAAACTAGTATATTTAAAAGTCACTTGTGCAGTGAAGTATTCTTGCTCCTGGTCTCCTACATCAAACTGAATGTCTGATAGTGATACAGGAAATACATTCTCGAAGTTGCAGTATGCAGCGATGTTATAGTTACTAGTTGTAATCTCTAGTCTAGCATTAGAATACTGTGCTTCTTCATCGCTGTGCTCTGCATAAAGACCATTCTTTCTAATCCAGTTGTAGATACTGGCATAGTTTGCTAGGTCTTCATCGATGATGAATGTAACTTGTAAATCACCTGACTCAATACCACCAGCAGCTGCGACGGGAAAAGACCTGAATCTGGTTGGGACTTCAGTGAATGGTAGGGTAAGGTCAGGGATGTTGGCACGCTGGCAGAAAAACTCTACGCCAGGAAATATCTCCAAGTCTAATCGGAATCCGACTGGAGCGAGAAAGTTTCTATTCTTAGGTTGCTCTGAATACCACTTACTCTGTGCCATTGTGTTTTATTTTTATTTAGGTCATAAAAAAAGACCCCCCTTTCGGGAGGTCTGTGTGGGGGGAAACCAACGACTGATATCAGTTGATGTTGGTGATTTGTACTCTTCTGTAGTACTGGTTGCTGTTGGCATTCATTGCCTCGCCTGCAGGTGCGGAACCGAAGTTGCCGTCTGCGGTGACGAATGGGTTTGCGACCATGCCGTAGCGGGTCTTGAAGCCAATCTTGGGCTGGAAGGTGTCCTGACCGATGGAGCGGACCATCTGGAGGGGGACATATGGGCAATAGAAGAGACCTGCATCGTAAGGTGAGGTGCCCTTGTAACCCATGGTGTAGTAGTGCTTCGAGTTGGTGCTCTGGGTGTAGGAAGGACCACCGAATGGGTCGATGAAGACCTTAACACGACCGTTGAGGGTGCCAGCGAAGACGTTACCAGTGTCATCAACACTCATTGAGGTGCTGAGAGCAGGAGCGTAGTCAAGAGCGCCAGTGAGGTTAAGAGCGGAAGCAACGTCTGCGGAGCAGATGATGAAGTTGCCCTTACCACGACGGGTTTCTTGAGCGATTGCGTTTGCATCGCGGTCAATCTGGAATAGAAGACCCTTGAATTTCTCTGCCATCCAACGACCGTTAGAGTCAACGTCGAGGTCGAAGGTGCCAGGAGTTGCAACGTTGTGCTGAGCGCCAGGCTTAGCAACGAAGTATACGGTGCGAAGGATTTCGCGGTTGATTTCAGCAAGAATCTCAGAGGAGAGAATGTTTGCTAGCTCTTGCTCAGCGTCAAGACCATGGATTGCCTTGAGGTCTTGTGCAAGCTCTAGGGTGTATTCTGCCTTGAGTGCTCTTGACTTAGCAGTCACCGAGGTCTTCTCGATGCTGAATGCCATCTCGCGGAAGAGACGATTAGCTTCGCCAAGACGCTCAAGGTCTTCGCGTGCCATCTTAGAGCCGAGCTCATAAGTGCCAGCAGGGGAGTCATTGAGGACTGCAGGGTTGTTACCCTCCATGTCGCCGCCTGTACCTGCCTGGTTACGGACTGCATAGTCGCCCTGGTTAGCGTCGTAGCCACCAGAGAAACCTGCATCAGGCTCGTTGTATAGTGCCTCTTCGCCGCCTTGGTTCTCGTACTTAGCCTTCATTGCGAAGATGAGACCTGTAGGACCAGACATAGGCTGGACGCCGCAGATGTCATAAGCAACGAGGTTAGGCATTGCACGACGGATTAGGCTGATGAGCACAGGGTCGAAACCAGCGATAGCGCCAGTCGATGCTGCTGCACCAGTCATGTTGGAAGCGCCAGCGAAGTTTACTGCAACTTCGTTAAGGACGCCGCGCTCTTCGCGCATGAATTTTTCTTGGTTCTCAAGGATAACAGCGGTAACAGCCTTTCTATGTGAATCGGTAATCTCATCGAGACCCGAGTGGTTAAGAACAGGTGCCCACTTTTCCTGGAGGGATTGTGCGTTAAACATTTTAACTCCGAGTGTTTTTAGGAAAATGGGTTGACGTAATTATTTAGACTTCACTTCCAGCGAGCGATTGCATCCATGTATGCCTGCATTTGAGCGGACACATCGGTTGCTTCACCTTCGACTGGGGTTTCATCGGTAACTTCTGCCTTAGGGGCAACTTGCTGAGGGAAGTATGACTCTCTTAGAGTCTTGAGTTGCTCGCGGAAAGATTCCTCGGAAACAAACTCTACACCTTCTGCAAGAGAAGCTAGTTTTTCTTTCTGGGTATCAGCAAGACCTTCGCTCATCTCTTTGGTGAGGATTGTCTTGGTGTGGCCAGAGAGGCGATTATTTAATTCAATGTTGCGCTCAACCTGCTCGTTAAGGCGCTGTTCCATCTCACAAAGCTCTTGATTCATACCTTCGACAACATCAACTTTGTCGGCGGGGATATCAAGATAGTTTTCTTCAAAGACTGTTTTGAGACCAGACATGAAGTTTTCAGCGATTTCAAGTTTGAGACCTGAATCGATGGCAACAACATTCTCTTCTAGCCAATTCTGGATGGCATAGTTGAGTGTCTCATCTACTTTCTCAGCGAGAGAAGTCTTCATCGCTTCGACTTCTTCTGCGAGCTTAGCAGCATACTGCTCTTGAATAGAAGATACTTGCTCAGTAATCTTCGCCTTGACTGCAGCTTCAAAGATTGTCTTTGCTTTATCTTTGAAGGTCTCGGAGATTACTTCGCCTTCTACTAGAGCATCGATGTCCTCTTCAGAGGAGTAATCGATTTCTTCCATACCAAATACTTTGGTATTGTTAGGACCACCAGGAATCTGATAACCTGATGACTTAACTACTGGTGCTGGGTCCTGATGCTTATCGCGGGTGACATGACCGTCATCCACTCTCTTGTTATGCTTAGCAGCCTTTTCGCCAGGGTTATCCTCACCCTCAGGCTTCTCATAGGTGGACCCACCATTATCTTCCACGGACTGACCAGGGACTACAGAAGGTGGGACAGTTGGCATAGGATCTCTACCAGCTGCCTTGGCGTTTACCGCAGTGTTGGTCTGACCACCAGATGGTTGCATAAAACCACTAGCCATTGCGTTGCCAGGTACTACACCAGCACCAACGCCAGGCATAGGGTCTCCCGCTTCTGCAATAAACTCCTCAAATTTTTCGTTTAACATATCTGACATTTTGGTTTCCCCTGTACAGTTATTACATTTATTCTACAGTTATTTATTAAAATCATAAATTAAACAAGAAGTCCTCAAAGACCTTGAGCGACCTCTCTTCAATATTTTTCCGCGTTGATTCGGAAATATATCTTTTGTATTTATCAACTTTTGATTCCTTAAGGATTCCATTATCCCAGACCCACTCTTTGCCTTCCATGATTCCATTCACGAAAGCATCGGGTGCTGATGGGTCGGCAACAATGTCAGCAGCAGTTGCCAACATGAAATCATCGCGGACATAGTTTGCACCATTCTTTTCTTCAATCGACCCCATGCCTCTAGAAGAGACACCCAACTTAACGCCAGACTCTAGAAGGTTTCTGGCAATGTTGCCCATGGGAGTCGAAAGGATTTGCGCTTTACCTCTAAAGTTACTACCCTCGGATTTGAGAGAAATGATTTTATGGGAAACGCGGTCGAGGTTGACAGTAGGACCATCGGGATGACCCAACTCACCGAGAGCACGACCAGTGACGACATAGCTCTCATTGTAACGACCAACCTCTTTCTCTAGTACGGAAAAAGGATAGACTCTACCGTTGCGATTCTTAATGTCGCCCTGAAGGAATACACCCTCAATGTAGAGATTCTTACTTCCGTTAGACTCTTCTACTAGGACTTCAATGTCCTCAATACTCTCGGTAATTAGTTTCATTCTTCTGTAACCTCTGGTGTTTCTTCGGTGTCAGTTACCTCTACCGAAGTTTCCGCAGTGGGTTCTTCGACAGGAGTTTCTTCCTCCTCTTCCGCATCTGCGAAATAGGATTTTGCTAGGACTTCTTTATATCCTTTCATCGTTTCCGCTGCCTTCGCATACAGATGGTCATTGATTTTGTCCATCGCATCGATTTTATTGCCAGCGGCAATCGCATTGATAATGTCAATAGTTTCCATTTAATTTAAGCATGTATAATAATTATTTATCAGAATCTGTTTCTGCAGATGCTTTTGCTGGAGCGGGAGGCTCAGGTGGTTGAGCAGACATCTCCAATACCTTTGCATTCATTTCATTAGTATGCACTGGGTCTGGGACGATACCCTTCTGAATATCCTCTGCCATCTGGACATCCATTTCCTCGTATACAACATCAGATTGCTTGAGGACTTCTTTTCTTACATATTCTGTGGAGTAGTATTTACCAACAAATGGGTCCAACTTCATCAGAATATCTAGACGAGTATTTAGAATCTCTGCATCGCGCAACTCAGAGAAGTGATTGTCAAAGAGGAAGTCATACTGAATCATTTCCTCCATCTCTTCCCAGTCTTCTGGGGTGAGCACACCCTTGAGGACTAGTTGAGTCTTGAGCATATCGTGGAAAACGTATGCAAACTTCTTGCGTAGTCTTCCAACAAATTTTGTGAATTTTAATTCGTCGCGTAATACTTCTGTAGTCTTACCAAGGTTGAAACCTTTGTTGTCATCGGTAAGACGTGAAGGTGGTAGGTTGAGTGAGTTATAGAGTTTCTTCTTGAAATACTCAACGTCCTTCAACTCACCTAGGTTTTGACCACCAGGAAGTGTGGAGATTTCTGTGCCTCTGCCACCTTCGCGACGAGGTAACCAGAAGTCTTCAAGCATAGACATATGCTTTTTGTCATCACGAATCTCACCAGTGTTTGCATCATATACAAG